GAAAGTGTCTCTAGGGAAGAATGAAGTGAAAGTAACCTCAGAGAGTTTAGGAAAACTCATCTGGGTTATTTCTCCTAGCGCAATACTCGTTGTTGACTCGTTATTAGCGCTATTCTTTGTTTTTAGTTCCTCTGGATTGACAGGAAGTTGTGTGACTTGACCTTTGTACTCTACAAAAATACCAATCGCCATTTCTTTCTACCTCCTACGCAATTCCTAGGTCGCTATCGACCAGTCCGATAATCTTTTCTTCAATCTTGCCAACTAGATCATTGATATCTTGTTCAGTAGCGCTATTTTTAGACTCGTAATTGACACTAACTTGAGGTGTTAGAACTTGGTAATCAATGATGTACTTACGTTCTGCAACATCACGCATCATCTTGATATCTTCGTCTTTCAGCTTGACTTCATCTTCAATCTTACCGACGTTACCAATGTTCTTGCCTTTACCTAACTTGTCTCCAAGTCCTTTGCCACCGCCACCTTCCGGAGCACCTGCTCCTGCAGGCGTTTGGTTCATTTGGTCAAATTTAGAAGCAAGTTCGTCTTGACCTTTCATCTTATCAGCGAAGCCTTGCATGGCATCACCAATGCCTTGACCAAAAGCCTTAGTACCACTAAAAGCATTACCAGCAGTTGAGAAAGGATTTGTCATCCCATCCCACAAACCGCCTGGAGTTATCATGTTAGCACGCATGCCGTCAAAAGATTCATAATCATCAGGAGCCTCCCCTGGATTAAACATCTCTCCCATCGCACGAATACCATTGGCAAAACTACCGTCATTAGACATGTAGCCCATTTCGCCAACATTACCTAACCCTAAACCGAGTGTATTCAAAGCGTCAATAATCCAGTTGATAGCTTTAATAGCCATGTTTGCACCGGCTATAAAAGCATTACCGATAGATTGCGCTACATTGACTACCCCATCAACAAACGAAGCAAAATAATCTAATACAGTTCGAATAAGATTATAAAATAACTTTCTGATGGAATAAATCGGGTGCTTAAAGACATTTCTCAAAAACTCTGCAATTGCTACACCAATGTTGTAAATGGCTATGAAGAAATTTACAATCGGTGCAATCATATACATGACAAGATTAATAACGAACATAATAATGTCATAAACAATCGTTCCGACAAAGACAAAGGCTGCAACAATAGCAGCTGCAACGTCTAAGAATGAAATCCCCATAGCGTTTAGAGCTGTACCTATTAATAGCGCGATTCCAATTACACCTATCAGTATCAGCATCAGCCAAGCCCAAGGTGCTCCTGCCATCAAACCCGCTACAAACATTGCAACACCTGCTATAAGAGCAACTGCCACAAGAAGTGTTAATGCAGTCATGACTATATTGATGTTCTCAGTAACCCAGTTCCAGCCTGCAACGAAGAGATTAAAGAGCCACAGAGCTATCTGGCCAATCGCAAACATAGCGGTCTCTAAACCTGCCATGAAGTTTTGTCCAGCGGTACTGTTTATGAACTCTTGCCACGCTTGAATTAAAGGCTGAAATGCGTATGAGGCAACGTTACCAACCTGAGTCATCATGTCGGCAAAGGTCATCGGCATTTTCGCAAATTCAGCGTTTGTTTCAACTGCGGAACCAAGCAAGGCACTCTTAAGGATATCTCCTGTTAATTGACCATCTTTAGCCATTGCCCTCAATTGACCAACACTGACACCAAGGTGTCTAGCTAGTTTTTGGGCAACAAGCGGAGCGTTCTCCATCATAGAGTTAAACTCATCACCACGAAGAACCCCTGAAGCAAGCGCCTGTGTGATTTGAAGCGTCCCTGCTTTTTGTTGCTCTAAACTTGCACCACCAATTTTATACAGCTTGTTCAACTGTTCAGCGAATGCAATAGCTTCATCATTGCTTTTAAAGGCTTCTCCAGCTTGTGAGCGTAGTTTAGCCACTGAGTCTGCCATGATACCGAAGCCAGTCCTTGAGCGTTGTGCTGCTGCCATGATACCATCTTGAAGTTCTTGGCCAGTCCTTGTTCCGTCTTCTATCGTCTTAAGCCTTGCCATAGTCTGGATATAATCATCTCCTGAATTAATCAGACCACTCATTAAATTGGCCATTTGCCTCAAGGCTTGAATAGCAACCATGAAATTCAAAGCGCGAGAAATAGAAGTCATTCGACCAAGCATGGATGTAGCAACGCCTAAGCCACCAACAAGAGGCCCAGTCGAAGGAAGTTTAGGAGAGATAGGTGTCGCCATTTTAGGAGCTACAGGGCTAGTAGCTTTGGGCGCAGTTAAATTCTTAGGCATATCTGCTTTGACTTTAATCGTTGCAGTTTGCGTCATCTTCTTGACACGTCTATCCAACTCGCCGAACTTTCCGATAGTTCGGTCGATTGTATTATTAATACTGTTCAATGAACTAGAAAATTTATCTTTAAGAGTTAGTGTTTGCGTTAATGTAGTCATCTTCTACCGTCTCCTCCTTCCTTTGCTTTTTCTTTCCATTTCTTTCTGTTCCTTTTGTTCTGCCTCTACTCGGATATCGATAAAGGCAAAAATCAAGGCTTTCTCACGTTTAGATAAGCTATCCAAAAAGGACGGAGTCCAGTTGAATTGATGCAAACAGTAGTAAGCATAACTCAACTCTGCGTCCCCGTCCTCTAGTCGTTTTTTGCTTCTTCAACAAGATCATTGATATCTTCATCAAATCCGTTAAGCGACTGGATTTCTTGCATAAGTCGATTATATTCCCCAATCTTCAACATAGTTTTCAATGTTGCTGCTTCATCCCCAACTGTATGATAAGACTCTTGTAGTTGAGCATCTTTTAAGTCTGGGGTAACAACGCAGGCTACCATCAATGAGTCAATGTATCTTTCATTGTTAAACTCAGGAATAGTCACACCTTGACGATTTTTCTTCTTGATTGTTGCACGTTTCTTCAACGTATCATTTAAACTTTCGTCAATACTACGAATGACAAAAGGAGATTTGAAACGTTCCAGTGTCACTTCTTTAGTTTCATCTCGTTGAACGTTTTCTAGTAAAAAGTCTGAAATTGCCATTTATCTATCCTCTTTCTAACCTAATTTAGGCGCATTAAATTTTTCCAAAATATCCACATCTTCAAAAGTAAAGTTGACTTCTTCTTCCAAGAAATCTTCCTCAACTTTTAGTTGACCCATCACAACTTCATCAAGGTTACATTCACGCAAGATAGTTGTTTGACGACCGATTGAACTTGTCGCATCGTCATTGGTCACTTGGATATCAAAGAATGTATCACGACCATTCTTCATGTAGTCCAACATCATTTCCTTGAATGTTGAAGTTACACCGTAGATGGTCATCTTACCTTCTCCCTTGAAACCAGTCGCTTTTACCTGCGTACCACGTTTGTTAAGGGTGCGGACTTCTTCTTTGTTTTTCTTAACTGTTGCTTCAAGTTCCTTGATATAGAACATGAACTCATTTTTCCCGTCGATGTGAATAAAAGCGGTACCTTCCTGACCGCTGATTACGTCACGACCTTTTAAAAAAGCCATACTGTCTCCTTTCCTACTCTACTGTAACTGTCATGTACAGTTTTTCCATGCTGTCCACTGGTTTCACTTTAACGTTAACCACTACCGACTCTTTCAACTCACCACGTAGCACCTCGATGTCTTCCACTTTGAAGTCTTCGATAGCACCACGAGCCTCAAGGTCTTTGAAGTAGCGAATACGGTTCGCTTTGAACGCTTGACGTCCATCTTCGTTGTTGCTTACCTTTCCAAGGAAATACTCAGAGAAAGCATAACGAGTATCGTTCACAATATCGTCCAAGGTGCGCAAGATACGGTTCTTACGGAAATCTTGGTTCTTTTCAATCGTGAAGCTGACGTGTGAGTTGATATCTTGTTCAACTACCGCACGGCCACGACGAGCAGTGAAGACAAACTGCCCTTTCAAGAGCGCATCTTCTGTCTCTGTATGGCTCAAACGACCTACAACATCAACAGAGTCTTCGTACTTCTCATAAGTCAATGATTTTTCAACACCAGCATTTGCGCTTGCAGCTGCAACCCAAACAGTCGCTTTGGTCTTATCAATAACTGTCTTATCAGACAAGATAACGCCGTTTTTAACGTTGATTACTGCTTCACTGTCTGCGTCTGAGTCCGCAACAACCAATTGAGCGCCTAGTCCTTCATCTTCACGCATACGTTTGATGAAGTTGATAGCTGCTTTCTTGATAGAAGCGTCTTCTACTGGCAATGCCATATAGTTAAATTCAACTGTTTCAAGCGCTTTGAAGTATTCTGAGTAGTCTTGGGTTGATACTGTTCCGTCAGTACCGCCAGTCAATTTAGCGCCAGCCACTGCTTGCAGTACGCCTGTTCCTGAAAACTCAACTAGATCATTGTTTTTCAAATCAGCCAAGACTTTTACAGTTTGTGAGTCCATAACCACTGTATCAAGGAATGTGACAACATCAAATGAACTTGGGTCGTCTACGTTTGTTTTGACTGTTACTGTGATGTCATTTCCACGGACACCGCTATATTTAGCTTGAGCCGTTACGTTGTCTGAAAGGCTTACGTTTGCCTTTTCGCCTGTATTTAGACGATAAAGCAAGACTTCACTCACACGCTTGAATGCTTCATTCAGCAACAAAAGCTGAGGGCTTTCTTGCTCATAACCTAGCTTCTTAAATAGATCTTCACCACGTCGGATTTTCATCAATTTCTTTGATTCACCGAAGCTGAGCGCCAATGGTACTGTTACGACACCATCGCCACCAAGGCGAGTCATTGCAATGTCTTTTGATTTGACGTTGATGTAAGCGCCTGGTCTTACCTTATTTTGGCGTTTCCAAATTCCACCTGCCATTAGTTAATCTTCCTTCCTAGTTCGTATTCTAGTTTTGCTCTTGCTTCTTCCAAGCTATAAGACTCTTCTGGATCTAAAATAGCCCCTAAGATGTCTTTTTCTCCGTTGGTAAAAGCGCTACTTTCCAAAATGTCCGCAGTAGGGAACACAATTCCGTCTACATTATCCATCTTTTACCTCTTCTTTCACTTTCAATTCACGTTGTTTGATATCTTCCTCTTCTAACTTCAAGCGTGTGCTTGCGTTAAAAATACAGTGCAGAACGTTGTCAACCACTTCATACTGACGGTCAAATAAATGAATCGTCGGCAAGTGTAAGAGTTTATAACTCAATTCTTCCTGCATTGCTAAACACTCGCTACGCTTTTTCTTAGGAGGAAAATAAGACAAATCCACTTTAGAACGTACTTTCACATACTTATTGGCCTCTGGAGTGTACTTAGTATCAACAACATGGATAAAAAAACAAGGTTCTTTAAAACCTTGCTCTACTTCATCCAGATAAATCCTGATGTCAGGATATAACCCCTTGATGTGACTAACTAACTCCTCGACTAACCGAAAGCCTTTATTTGGCATTTCCTAACACTACCTTTCTCATAAAGCCATCATACTTATCATGGACACGTTTCTCCATATCACTTTTAGTATCTTCAACCGTTTTATGAAGGAAAAATTGCCCTGGAACAAAGCCACCATTGACTGTCTTATGCCCGTACTCAACGTGTGGGCCATAGTAGACCTTGTTATAAACTTTCTGCTTATAAGTCCGCCCAGATACTTCAATACGGCTTTTAGACCAGCCTTTTTGCAAAGTTCCGCCTTGTTTTCCATGAGCACTTGCCCAAAATTTGACGTGTTTGCCATCTTTTGTAGTGAACTCCACCCAATGATCCGTATAAACACCGACAGGTGTTCTCTCTTTTACTTTGGAATTTAGTTCTGTACCTTCATAATTCAAGGTCTGTCTCATAAATCGGTCTACTTTCGCATGATTCGCATTCCTGTTGAAGTTGTCAGCAAATTTAGCGAAACTACGATAATCAAAACTGCCACTCATGACTTGCCCTCTAGCTTTATAGCAATTTCTTGATGTGACCAATACTGATCAATAGGCACATTAGACCGTGTAAACACTTTAACGTGCTCATTTCTATCAGTCACCTCAATCTTGCAACCTGCAGGGATATCATAGACAACAGAGCAAAAGAGTTTCATATCATAGCCGTTAGCTTGATAGTCGCTCCCGTTCGTTGAACTATTGCTCATTTGTGAAATCCTGCAAGGAATGTCCTCTAATAGCACGCTTTCTGACATACTGGTCAAACCGTCTATCTCTTGCTCTGTATAACCTTTAACCGTCATTTTACAGTCATACAAGCAATCAAAGACTGTCTTAGCATATTCGGTCATAGTAGCTTCCTGAAACGATTCAACTGACGCTTGTAGCGGTCAAGTGATGACGGCACTTGTTTCATTCGTTGAATCATTTCATAAGGACTAACCTTCTCGATTGTCGTATCACCCATTTTGATACTCTTAACCGAAAAATCGTCTGCGTCTGCTTTTTCAGCAAGCACACTTTGCTCCTTGACCTTGTCTAGTAAGTCGTTGGTCATGTCTATCCATACGTTCTCTAAACGTCCAGGCACACTGTCTTGGTGAATATAATTCAAAATCTCATTTTCTGCTTGAGTCAAAGCGTAGTGGAGAACTTCCATGTCATTGAAATAATTATCCTGACGCATTTTACGAACGCATGAGATCAAGTACATTGTGTTGTCTTGTTTCAATTCTTGAATCATATTCTGTCACCCAATCTATTTGCCGATTTTGTGTTTCAAAGCGATAATACCGATGTTCTTAGGCTCATAAACACGTTGCCAGTTTTTGAATTTAGCCAAGTCAGTGTTTGATGGAGTGATGTTTCCTTCAGCCACTTCTGCGCCAGTCCATTTCACGCCGTACGGGTGCATCACAAGGGCACGACGAGTGTAAATCATGTCGTTACCTTTAGCAGCTTCACGAGAAGTTTCAAATGTAGTCAATCCTGATGGATTTCCTGTATTGAGACCGATTGAACCAGTACGGAAAAGGTATGAAGTATATACATCTCCTGTTGGTGCAATACCATCATCAATAATGACACGGTAACCAAGGTAGGTTGGAATGTTGATAGTCGCGGTTGTTGGCTGGATGTATTGAATCAAGTTGTCTTTTTGTAGTTTAGTATAAACTGCAGAGTTCATAGCAATAGCAGTAACTTGATCAGCAGAATCTCCAAGCAATTGTTTAGCGTCAAGCACCATAGCTGCATCGATACCAGTAGATGCTTTGGATTGGTCTGATACGTGAGTTTCTTCAAGAGCACCTTTCTCACCACCTGTTCCAGTCCCAAAGATACCATTCAAGGTAGCAATCAAGGCTTTTTGGTCTTCACGTAGCCAATAAGCACCGATACGGTTCAAGATAGCACGCACTGGGTCAGAACCAGCTACAATACCAGTCAATTCGTTGGCAGCCCAACCACGTCCACGATAAAGAACGCAGGCAATGTCTGCTCCAGCAGTGATTTTTCCAGTTTCTAGCGCTTTGTCGCCATTGCCTAGAACCTCAGAATCTCCAGTAAGGTCATTCCAGAAAGGCATGTTGACCAACAGACCACCGGATGTAATGTTTTTAGAGACACGTTCGTCTGATACTGCGATACCACTTTGAACGAAAGCAGATTTAGCAGCAGTGTACTGTTGCATGTATTCGTTGTACTGTTGCGGTGTAATCGCATTTAGAATTTTTGTAATTTCATTAGCCATTAGTTATTTTCTCCTTGTTGTTCTAAAAATTGAGTTAGGTTAAAGTTAGGATTGCTCATGGCAGTTTCCCAATTCCCTAAATTAGCACCTTGCCCATCGCCTTGATTTGGCGTGTATTGGGCTTGTTTCTCCCCGTTAAATAGATATGGACTCTTAGCACGCTGAGCTTCGATTTGCTCAGTCAAGCCAATCAATTTGCCATCTTTTACAGAGATTTCGTCTTTGTTTAAGATTTTCTCAAAAATTTCTGCGTCTCGAACGCCAGCTTTTGCCAATTCAGCATCGATTAAGCGAGATTTGTTCTCATCTGCTAGTTTTGCCTCAAGCGCTTCTGTATCTTGTTTGTACTTAGCTTGTAAGTCCTCTAGCTTTTGCTGAATATCTTCAACATCTGCGCCTTTTTTCTTCAAATCATTCAAGTCTTTGTCACGTTGTGTCAGCTGTCCACGCACGCTCTCCAATTCGCTATCTTTACTTGCCACATCATCCTTTAACTTTTGGATATCCGCACCATGCAAAGCGAAGACTTGAGAAATTTGGTCTTCAGTTAAGCCGATGTTTGCTAGTTGTTCTTTTTTCATTTTGAAAATCCTTTCCTCTACGCTAGGCTTTTTAGGTGTTCTCCATCACCAGTCGCTCCGCTTTTGTTAGGACTACGGACTTGTCCAATAGTTGAACCTTTTAACGCCATGTTCAGGGCATAAGAAAACCGCCTCGATTTCGATGCGGTTAGGTTATTTTTTAATTTCTTTAACTTCTTTAATTACTTGTTTTACAAATGCTATGATAAACAGCAGTAAAAACAAAAATACCAACCATCCGAAAGTGATTGATACCAAATCCCAAATAAACATGCCTTTACTCCTTTCTGAGCATAAGAAAAGCACTTAGATTTCTCTAGGTGCTTTTTTATCTAATTGGTAAGCCTTTTGCGTAAGCTTCTTTAGCCTCCGCAAGTGTCATTTCATTAGGACCGCCATCTATATTAGTTTCTCCTGTATTTTGCCACTGACAGACGTCACAGATGTCATACACTGCTGTAACAGTCCCACATACTGGACAATGTACATATTCACGACCATCAATGATTATCAAATTCTCTTTCCCAGTCTTGCTCATAATAATCAACTCCTTTTTTCGGTTTCAATATTGTTGTAATACGTTTACTACGATTATCGCCTAAAACATATATATTATTTTCTACATCATATCGCACTCTACGCATTTCTGTATCGTAACCGAGTATATTCTCGTTTATCGTCTTAGACAACAAATTCTGTCCGATATGAAGATAATCCTCTTTTGTGATATTTCCGAACTCGACTCTATGTTTTTTATAATGACCATCAAAAGATTTCTCAGTAGGAAACTTGGATTTTGTCCATCTGATGCGGTCTTTTAGTTCCTTGTATCCCTCAACGTTATTATACTTCAAATCATAGAAGCCTGCAAATGTTTTGGGCATATTTTGAGAGCCTAAAACCTGCCTATAAGCTATGAACTGCTCCTTGGTTCTGCGGACTCTATCCTTTTCCAATCGTTCAGCTTGTAGCTTGTCTTTGATGGCAGTCTGGCCATACTTATCAAGTTGTTGCTTTCGCCAATCCTTGAAGGTCTGACCACTTTCTACCTCATAGCCTTTTCCTGTTTCAATATCTCTTGCATAGCGTTTCCCACCTTTTTCTAAGGCAGGAACCGTCGTACATCGACAATGAGGGTGCATAGTAGGATAATTCACACCCTTTTCTGCATCCTTAACAAGAAATACCTTACCGTCTAACTCGCCACAAATAGGGCATGTGTGAACCTCTAAGGTCGCTAGATACCTGTACTTCTTGATATTGTCGTCCTGATATTCATCCAGCGTTGCCTGAGCCTGAATACCGTTCGTTTCCGTCTGCAAAACAGTCACTGCACGATTACGAGCACGTTCGAACTCAATTGCTAGAAGCTTACTAGACTGGTCTATCGGATAGCCTCGGTTTAAATCGTTGGTTACAAGCGATTCTACTCTATTAACCAGTTCGTCCATATTGCTACCCCAAACACGCTCAGAGAACCGCTTGCCTTTGAAGTTTTCGTTGATTGCCTTTTGAAGATATTCTTCTTCTAGACGCTCAGGCTTGAAATTCGGTTCTCTTTTGGTCTGCTTATGGTAGTTGTAAGCACGATTTAAGTAAGTTTCTTGGTAGGTTTGTTTGAGATGTGTTTCTATTCGCTTGTTGATTTTACCAGTCATTTCAGCGATATCCATCTCAACACCAGCAAACAAGGCGTTTGCATTTGTTTTGACCTTTATTGACCTTGACCACTCTGTTAAATCAGGATGTTTCTTAACAAAACCAGCAATCTCTTGCTTGCCTTTCAATTGGTCAGTCTTAGTCAGGGATAACAGATAAAATGGTAATGAGTCGCTACGATTTTTAGATACCCTCTCGAACGACTCTAAACGACCTGCAATGCGTTTTAGTGTTCTGCGGTATAAATCATCGATGTAGTCTATTATCTCGCTGAGGTTGTCAATCTGATCTAGTTCATATAGCAATCTGTCTTTCTCTTCTCGGTTGAGGTCATCAAGAGATTCGATGAAAGCAATCTTCTCTTCTTTATTCAGTTTCCGACTCATGCTCTACCTCTTCCATGTCGTAGAGTTTTTCAGATTGTTCCTCTTGGTCAGCTTTCTGCAAGCGTAGTTCATCCTGCCAATCTTCTACAATTGGATTTGATTTAGCTACATTCTCTCTTGATGTGATAGTTGCAAGAGTAGAAACTACTTGAGCCATTTCTGTATCGTTATTGATTGAGTTCCGTGTCCATGTTTGCTTGATTTTGAGTTTATCGGATAACCCTAGATGTTTCAAGATCATCTTAACGAGTGTGGCATATCCACTTCTGAACTGAGTTTCCATATTCCCAGCTTTTAACTCTAAAAGAGAGTAAAGGAACTTCAAAGCAACGCCTGAACTGTTCCCTAGTTTATCTGTTTCAGGGTTAACCCCTTGGCCACTAATAAAGATTTGTTTCTTAGTCCGCTCTAAAATCAGATTTCTGGCTTCGGTTGGAATGTCAATAGCAATGGTTGTAACTCCTGATTGGTCTCCCATGCCGTCGTTGTCCATCTTAATCATCTTGTAGCGTTTCAAATCTTCAAGAAACTCTTTCTTGTCCTGCCCACCGTAATTTGTAAGAACAAAAATAACCTCTTGAACATCGTCTGTGTCATTGACAAATCCACTAAAGACCTTGTCGTAAACATCAACTAGGTCTTTGATTGGTTTCAAGTCATTGGTCTCAATTTCGTTATTCTTGAACGGAATAAAAGGAACAAGGCCAAAATCATGCTTGAAACTATTGTCGTTTGAGCGGTCTCCATTCATGGTATCAATAAAAGAGATTGCTTGGAATGTCTCTAATTCTTCCAGCGGCTTTTCTTTTTCATGACGATAGAAAGAGCACTCTTTGTCGTTCCAATATTCGTAAACAGTGTAATTCTTACCATCTGTTTCATCAATGCTAGAGTAAACTCGCAGAACACCAACCAACTTCTTGTCTAAGGACTTTGAATAAATTGGTATCACTTCTTTTGAATCCACACAAGCGTATCTAAACGAATTATCACTAGCGTCTTTCCAAACGTGAAGCCAAGCGATGCCAGCATTTCCTGCATTCACACAAAGCTGCTTGCTGATACGTTCATAATCGTCTCCTAAGACGTCTACAATCTTATCATTAACGCTTTTATCGTCCACGTCAAATGTAGGCGGATAGGTCAACGCATAAGCCTTTTTCTGGTCAAGCAATAACTGGTGCCAGTTGTGACTAATACGGTTGTCAGCATTACGAAAGGCATTATCTTCTGCTTTCGCTTCGTTCTCTGCGCCTTTCTTGTCGGCAGGCTTACGCTTTCGTTTAATATCATTCTCGTTGCGATAGTATTTCTCAGCTTCAGCTGCTTGTGAGACAAACTTTCCGTGCTTAACCATCTGCGACGTGATTATTTTTTTAATTACTTCTATTTCCAAACAGTCATACCTCCTGACTTGAATAATACTGTATAGCAGAAATAACGCAGGGCGTCCATTGCGTGGTCAAATTGCTTGATAGGCTTGTCCTCGCCATTCGCAGAGGCTTTCTCGTCCCAGACATAAGCGTGGAACTCTTTCAACGTATTCACACAGCTCTCATGCACTGCTATTTTCTCTTGGCCTAGCATAGACCCAACAAAACGAATGCCTTCAAGGACATTATTTCTAGCTTTTTTGATTTTATATCCTCGCTTCTTCAATTCAGCAATGAATGAAGCAGCAGACGGGTCAATAATGATTCGTTCGATGTTCGTATCGCCTAACCAAGCAGTTAGATCATCAGCGTACTCAGCATTGGTTTTCTGTACGTTCTCGTCACGACCTGAGTAATAATATTCCCTTGTTAAGTAATACTTGCCATTGATATCTTTTTCCCACAAAAGAAAAACGGTCGCATTTTGCGTACCGTAGTCGACCGAAACATATTTGCCCAGTTTGTTCATTTCTGGCAAAGTTGATACAACATGCTTATCTTTACTGAACATATCGTAGACAATACCTTCTGCCACCGTCCAAAGACCTTGTATATATCGTTGGTAGAAAACACCTTGATATTGACTTCTATAACGCTTCTTGATGTTCTCTGAAAGAGAAAGGTTGTCGTCCATATCAAAATGCAGATAAAGCATATTCTTTGTTTCTGCTTTGTCTATCCAGTTAACTTTAAACCAATGATAAGGCCCGTCTGGGTTGCAGTTAAACCACCACTTGGAACCTGTCACAGAGCACCGCCCTGTGCCCTGGTTAACAAAGGACTCAGGCATAAGCGCTACTTCATCAAAAAAGATACCTGCCAGCGTTAAACCTTGAATAAGATCCTGTGAACTCTCGTCCTTACCGCCAAAGATATAGAAATCATTCGACACGTCGCCTTTTGAGATTTCTATCAAATTATCCGTCCGATGATAGACGTAGCTAAAACCTCTTGACTGTATCATAACCAACAACAGTTTTAGGACGTTACGATTGAAAGAGCCAATTGTCTTCCCACACATGGCAAAGTTCTGATGGTTGAATGATGTCATCGCCCAGATAACGAAAGCTAGACTCATAGAAACAGTCTTGCCAGAACGGATAGCACCATCAGCAATAATACCTTCTGATTCATGGACTGGAGAGTTCCAAAGCCACCAAGTTAGCACTTTCTTCTGCTTTTTGCTAAAAGGTTGAAATTTGAATGTATTGGTTTGCATTCTTAATCTAGCCAAGTTTCTTCAACCACCCCTTCTAGAGATTTAATAAAGCCATCGTCTTTAACGTCAACTTCTGATGTTCCTATCTGTTTTCTAAGCTTCTCGTTTCCTAGCTTGAGCGCTTCAATGCGTTCTTTCTGTTCTTTCTTATCAAGTGAGTCTTTCGCATCTGTCGTGGTTAACTTGCTGATTTGTTCAAATGCTCTAACGTTACCTTTCATAGCTTTCTGCATCATAACCATTGCAAGAGCCATTTCGTTAGTTGTGTCAAATCCCATATCCTCAAGTTGCTTCTTAACACTTGGACTTGCTACATCTGCTTGCAGAATCGTTTCAAAAGCCTTTTTTAAGTTTGCTTTTTTTCTTCTAGCTTTACCAGAAGCCACTCCTGCTTTTTTTGCATTTTCTCGGCGTTCGCTCGGAGTTCGTTCTGAATTTTTTATCAAATTTTGCTCATTAGCCATCGCCTCACTTCCTTATCAAAAAAATAAATTTAACTTACTTTTTCAGCGGTAAGTCCTGTCTCTTCTTCCCAACGTTTAATCGTCCGCTCTACATACACAGTATCTAGTTCCATTGCATAGCAAACTCTTTCAGAACGTTCACACACCATTAATGTGGAACCTCCGCCGTTAAAGCTATCTAGTATCTTGTCGCCTTTTTTACTGGAGTTCAAAACACATCTAGCAATCAACTTCAAAGGCTTCATAGTCGGATGGATATCGTTTCTAACAGGTTTATCCTCGTAAAAGACAGTCGTCGGAGATGTATCCTGCATGGTCTTGATGTAAGAAATCAATTCGCTTTTTGTCATTTCTTTTAGATTTTCTTCATCTTCTTCAATGACAGTAGCTAGTGAGCGATTGTCCACAAAATAGTGACTCGCTCCGTCTTTCCAACCGTATAGGCAGGGTTCATGCTTCCATTGATAGTCCTGACGACCTAACACAATAGCATTCTTGACCCAGATAATGGACTGTTTCAGTAGCCAACCTGTCTCTTTTACTGCGGCTCTAAAATTTAAACCTTCCGAATCTGCATGCCAGATATAGAACGCTCCCCCTGGTTTTAAGTGGTTGTTTGCAACCGCAAATGCATCTCTTAGGAATTGTCTGAAACTAACATCATCCATGCTATCGTTCATGATTGTCATAGCTTCATCAGTTCCTCCTTGATAGGCCACGTTATATGGTGGGTCTGTAACATATAGATCTATCACGGCGCCATCAATTAACTGTGCCATATCCTCAGCAGATGTGCTGTCACCACACATTAAGCGGTGTCGTCCTAGCTGAAAAATATCTCCATATTCTACTTTCGGCTTCTCTTCGGAATCGATATCGACTTCTTCTCCCGTCTCTTTTTCATCTTCTTCAAAATCATCTAAAGAAAAGTCAATATCTTCGAACCCAAAAAGCGTCATATCAAAACCGTCAAGCTCATCTAATTCGCCATAAAGTAACTCAACGTTCCATTCGGCAAGCTCTCCTGTCTTATTATCAGCAAGTCTAAATGCCTTAATCTGTTCCTCTGTTAAATCATCTGCAATAAGAACTGGTACAGTTTTTAGCTTTAAAAACTTCGCTGCCTTAAACCTTGTATGTCCGTTTACGATTTCTCCATCAATCGTTGCGACAATCGGAACCTTAAAACCGAATTCCTTTATAGAATTGGCCACTGCTTCAACTGCTTGTTAATTGTTCCTAGGGTTGTTTTCGTAAGGTCTTAGCCATTCAATCGGCTTGTCAACAATCTTCACTGTTCCCCTCCTCCAAAAACCAAAAAACACACATCCAAAAGATATGCGTTTCTCGGGTTATATAGTCCTTTAGACTCTGCTTTTTACAGCCAATTCTGTAAAAATTGGAACGACAGGACTCGAACCTGCCTACGTTTCAGACCCTTTATAGTCATATCGCTCCACCAACTGAGCTACGTTCCAACTGCAAGGCGACTACTACCTTGCGT